GAAATGGCATTGTCAAGCGATGGACTGCCGCGAGTACGGGCGACATTTGGACGTGCATCATGTCAGGTATAGATTGTGGCGCGAGTCGCCGCGCGATGTGCGCCTGTTGTGCCGCTATCATCACAAATTGGAGCATAAGAGAGCATGAGCAAGGTAAAACAGGAAGATAAACCGCTGAAAATAAAAGAAAAAGCCGTGTTGAATAACTACTTTTTACATTTCAACGGCACGCGGGCATGGATGGAGGTTCATCCGAAATCAAGTTATGATGCGGCGCGTTCCAGCGCGGCTGAGTTCCTAGCAAAACCTAACGTTAAGGCGGAAATCGAGAGGCGCATGTCTTTAGTGCAAATGAGCGCGGACGAGGCGTTGCAGTTGAACGCCGACATTGCGCGGGGGGATATTGGTCAGGTGATGGATGTTTCCTCCGTTGGATTCAATCTCGATATGGAAAAAGCGCAAAAACTCGGATTAACGAAATTGATAAAACGAGTGAAACAGAAGACGACGACCTACATCGCTAAAAAGGAAAGTGAGGAGGATAGGGAGGTCACAGATTTAGAAATTGAATTGTATCCAGCGGATGCGGCAATTGAGCGCGTGTTGAAGGTGCATGGTCGGCTGACGCAAAAAATTGACCTGACCAGCGGCGGGGAGAAAATCGACGGCGTGATTCGTATTGTTGTACATGACGACAGTAAAGATGCCAACGGTACATGACTTTCACCTCCCCATCACCACCGAAGCCACGCTGAAAGAGTTTATGCGCGTGGCGTTTGGCGTTATAATACCCGACACGCAGGTATGCAAACATCACACGACGCCATTCCGCGCGTTTGCGGATGCGTATTTTGCCCGTCATCCTGTGTCTGTGTGGTTCGCCTCGCGCGGTTTTGGCGGCAAGTCGTTCCTGCTGTCCCTGTTGGGAACGGTGGAGGCGGCGACGCTTGGCGCGAGCGAGAGTATTCTCGGCGGATCGGGAGCGCAGTCTCAGCGTGTCAATCAATACATCGCGGATTTTTGGAATTACAAAAACGCGCCGAAGTCATTACTACTCAGCGACCCGTCGAAACGCGAGGTCAAATTATCCAATGGAGCGCGAATCGAAGCGTTGATGGCGTCTCAGGCTTCCGTGCGCGGACCCCACCCGCAACGACTGAGAGCCGACGAAATAGATGAAATGGACATAGCGATACTGGATGCGGCGATGGGTCAGCCGATGACCAAAGACGGGATACCCGCACAGACGGTACTTTCCTCCACGCGGCAGTATATCAACGGCACAATGCAGGAGATTCTTAAACGTGCGGCGGAAAAATCATTTGGTGTTTACGAATGGTGCTATCGTGAAAATTTAGAGCCGCACGGCTGGCTGTCGGCGGCGGAGGTAGAGCGCAAGCGCAACGAGATCACAGATGCGATGTGGCAGACGGAATACGAGAACCAAGAGCCGAACCCGTCCAGCCGCGCGATACAACCCGACGCGATTGACAAACTGTTTAACAAGTCCCTCGGAGTATATGAGGGACAACCGAACGAGTACATCGAAATCGAGCCGCCGCAAGCGGGCGCGACATACGCGCACGGCGCGGACTGGGCGCGGAAGAACGACTGGACAATTATTCCGACCTTTCGTTGCGATGTGCGTCCTGTGCGTTGTGTGGCATGGGAGCGCACAGGACGGGTGGACTGGCATGTGATGATAGACAAATTGGATAAGCGCATGGACAGGTACGGCGGGTCTGCGGCGCATGACGGTACGGGTTTGGGTGATGTGGTCAAGGATATTGTCAAACATCCCGCGAAAGCGTTCATCATGGCAGGGCGGGCGCGTGCTGACCTGTTAAGCGAATATATTACAGCATGTGAAAGGGGCGATGTGGTGTATCCGTTTATCCGTTGGGCGTATAATGAGCATCGGTTTGCGAGTCAAGAGGATGTATTTTCCAGCGGCGAGAAACATCATTTACCCGACACGATTAGCGCGGGCGCGTTAGGCTGGCATGTGGCATACCAGCGCAACCAATGGGACACCATCGGTTAGGAGCGTGAACAATGCAAACGAAATTTTACCTATTGGATGAAAAGAAAAACGTCTCGCTGTTTAGCGATGAAGGCTGGGCGAATTTAGGCACAACATCGAACGCGACACAGGACGAGCAGTTTGCGCGGGTTGCCGCCGCGTTTCGCGCATATCATATCAAAGCCAATACAGTCGGCGGGATGCCGTTCACGCTGTATAAAGGCGAAGATGAATTTGACAACTCCTCGACATGGCAAAACAAGGTCGGCTTTTTGCCGAACCCGTCCGATCTGTTTCGTATCAATACACTGTCGCTCATTGCCACGAATACCGCCTATAACCTCCGCACAAAAGATGCGCTTGGGTACAAGACGAAGGGATTGTACCCAGCCGTCGCGTATTCGTTCACGATCAACACGAATCCACGAACGGGGGACGCAGAAAGCATCACGCGCAAAGTAGGGCAGATAACCGAAAAATTCACGATAGACGATCCGCGCCTCGTGCGTCTGTGGCGGCTGGATCACACCACCGAGGTACTGCCGTCGAAGAACACGGAGGCGCAGGCGATTATGAGTTCGGCAGGGCAGATATTGTATGCCGACCAATGGATACAGCATTTTTATCGGAGTGGCGGCATTGCGCCGACCTTGATTGCCATGAAGGGCTTGATAGACAACACGCAAAAAGAAGAAAAGGAAAAGTCATGGAGTGACTGGCTGTTGGGCATCGGGCGTTCGTGGTTGCGCCGCGCTCGGATATATAACGCCGAGGCGATGGAGGTCAAGCAATTAGGGTCGTCCGTTGCCGACCTGAAAAACACGGACGTATACAGGCAGGCGATGGAAAATATCGCCATTGGCGCGGGGATGCCATTGTCCATGTTGCTGTCTAACTCAGCCAACTACGCGACGGCAGAGACGGAAAAGCGGACGTGGATAAATGGTGAAATTGTGCCGCTCGTGGAATGGATGGCGTATGAATACAATAGGCAGGTATTCACGCCGTTGGGCTTGCGGCTGGTGTTCCGTCCTGAAACAATGGACGAACAACAGGAGGATGAAGTGTCACGCGCCTCCGCCGTGAGTACATTCATGGACTTTTTCGCCAAGTGTCCAAATTTCGAGATATTCGTCGGCACGTGCGCGACGTTTGGGTATGAATTAACTGACGATTTACTGTCAGCGGCACAGGCGTATTACGCGGCGAAGTCAGAGACGCCCGCGCCTGTCGAGTCGCCTACGCCGAAATCGTGGTCGCCGTCGCCGAACGAGATGCGGGAGATTTTCTTACTGCGTAAATATGCAATAGGGAAATGGAAATCAAAAGGACTGGTTGATTTAGATGACTATATTTTTAATCTCGGTGGTTTGCCATCGGAGATACGGTCTGAAATCCAGCGGCGGTTATTGGCGGCAAAGAGCGACGCAGACGTAAGCGCGGCGTTCGAGAACCTCGCCACAGGGACGCGGGACGATTCGGAAATCCGCGCGCTAGCTGAGGCGATCAACAGACTGGCGGAGTCGGGTCATGGATAAGCGGGTGATTATCAAAGCGGTGACGCGGCGTTTCCCCGCGCTCCTGCCGTATCTATCGCCGCGTGTCCATGCGATCCTGAAAGCCACAGGCGCGGTCAATGGCGAGTATCACGATGCGATCACGAGCGCATTGGTGGATTACTTCGAGGGCGGCTCGCTGGCGTCTTCCCGTAATCGTTTCAAGCGGGCGATGGTGGATGCGTTTCTGGAAAGTTTCGAGGCGGGCTGGCAGGACGGCGGCGCGGAACTGCCGCTGGACGATGAAGCCTTACGCTGGCTGGGCGACAGGCAAACGCAGGAACTGGCGAATATCGAAACCTTATTCCAAACGGCGCGGGGGATACGCAAGCAAAAAGATTTTGACTGGTTCGCATGGAGTAGCGCGAGAGCGGACGGGTATGTGTCCGCTCTGCAAGGCGTCTATAACGCCGCGATCATGTTAGCGAAAGGTAAGCAGATGCTGACATGGCGGCTGGGGCAGACCGAACAACATTGTGATACGTGCGCATCGCTGGACGGCAAACGTCACCCCGCG